GCAAGGCGGCCCCTTCTGTTTCTGCGGCTGAAACCAACAAGCAACCCCAAGAGGCCAGCAAGCGCGTGGAGAAGACCGGCAGCGGCCTCGTGATCGTTTACCACTAAGAGGAGAACCAAATGGCTGACGAAGCTCAACCGAAAGTCACCAGCCAGGAAACCAAAGGGGGTCGCCGCAAGGCGGCCCCTTCTGTTTCTGCGGCTGAAACCAACAAGCAACCCCAAGAGGCCAGCAAGCGCGTGGAGAAGACCGGCAGCGGCCTCGTGATCGTTTACCACTAAGAGGAGAACCAAATGGCTGAAGTCCTGAACACCCAAGGCACCCCGAACAGCGAAGCCCCGGCTGGCCACGATGCAGCCATGGCCGCTGCAGTTGACCAGAAGAACGCCGAGCTGGCGAACCTGGGCAACGACGCGCCGAAACCGCAAGAGCCTCTGCTGGGCAAGTTCCAGTCCGTCGACGATCTGGCCAAGGCGTATCAGGAGCTGGAGCGCAAGCTGGGCCAGAAGCCCCAGGAACCGGCCAAGCCGGATGTCACCGACATGACCCCCGAGAAGCTCGACGAGCTGGCCCAGAAGAACGGCTTCGACATCGAGGAGATGTCTGCCCACTACGAGGCCAACGGCGGTCTGTCCGAAGACCACTACGCCCAACTGGAGAAGGATGGCATCCCGCGTGCCTACGTCGACCAGTACATCGCTGGCGTGGAAGCTGAGGCCGAGCGCGCCCGTGACGCCATCTTCCAAGAGGTCGGCGGCGAGCAAGCCTTCCAGGCCATGTCGCAGTGGGCACTGGCCAACCTGAGCAAGGAAGACCTGAACCGCTACAACCTGGCTGTCGAGAGCGGCGACATGGACACCGTGCGCAGTGCCGTGATGTCCCTGGCGTACCGCTACCAGAAGGCAGTCGGCTCCGATCCGAAGCTGGTCAATGGCCAGAACGGTGGCGGTGCCGGTGGTTACGAGTCCCTGGCTCAACTGACCGCAGCAATGCAAGACCCCCGCTATGAGAAAGACCCGGCCTACCGCCGCGAGGTAGAGGCCCGTCTGGCTCGTTCCAACATCTTCTGAGGTGAACCATGATCGAAACTGTCCTCGAAAACTGGGACGGCATCCTGGCAGTCATCGTGGCTGCCCATGCCATGGCCCTGGCCATCGTCAACCTGACCCCGACCCCGAAAGACGACGAGATCGTGGGCAAGGTCTACAAGGTCGTCGAAGCGCTCGCTGGCGTTGTCACCCGCAAGGCCAAGGAGCTGCCCGGCGAGAAGCTGTGAAGGCGTTCCTCAAGGCGCTCCAGTCGATCCTCCAACTAGCCACCATGGTGCTCACCCTCCTGCGTGACGACAAGTTGCGCCAGGAAGGTGAGCGCAAGGTGCGCCTGGAGGCGATGGAGGCCGAGCAACAGCGCCGTGGAGAAGCCCATGAGATTGACCTGCAGGTGGCTCGTGGTGGCCTGTCTGACGCTGATCTTGAGCGGATGCGCCGCTACCAACGCGCCAGTCGATGAGTGCTCCTGGGTGAAGCCTATCAGTTGGCATGAAGACGACACCCCGACGACCAAGCAGGAGGTCTTCGCCCACAACCTCAAGTGGGAGAAGTTCTGCCTCCGGTAATTACCACACAGTTATGGAGAACAAGATCGTTCTCCGATCTCTCCTGTTGGTTGGTACTTCGGGGCTGACTTCCTGTCGGCCTCGCTTTTTCCCAGGATTCCATCGCCCCCAAGCCTCTGGCCGGGTTCCCCGTCACCCGCGTATCTAAGGCCACGCTCAAATCGTGGGGCCGCTAGGCAGCTTGCTCCGTCTGCCGAATCACGGAGCCTTCACTGGTATGTAGCTCAGATGGTAGAGCACCCGGCTGTTAACCGGGCGGTCGCAGGTTCGAGTCCTGCCGTGCCAGCCAAACCCCATAGAGAAGGAGGTGATCCTGTATCTCCGGGTGCAGCTACGGAAACTGCACAAGCCCTAGCACGTCGTGATGACGTTACTGGGCAACCCCCCTACCTCGAACGACGAGTGCCCCAAGTCGCACTGGCAGCAAAGCCGGTGACTTAGCACCCAAAGCATTTCATGCACGAGCCTCGGCCCAACTGGCCCACCTGCGGGTGGAGCTGGAAGGACAACCTTGTGCGCAGCGCGTGGATGGCTGCTGGGAGCAACCCACTCTCATCAATCGTTCACGAGGTAACAAATGGCTGACGCTATCGTTTCGCGTCTGGGTCAGATCAACGGCAGCGGCGCTGTCGATGCTCTGTTCCTGAAAGTGTTTGCTGGTGAAGTTCTGACCAGCTTCGAGAAGACCAACGTGATGATGGGCAAGCACCAAGTGCGAACCATCGCCAACGGCAAGTCTGCTCAATTCCCGGTAATGGGCCGCGCGAGCGCCTACTACCACACTCCGGGCCAGGAGATTCTGGGCGGCACCCTGAAGCACGCCGAGAAGGTCATCACTATTGATGAACTCCTGATCGCTCCGACCTTCATCGCCAACATCGACGAGGCGAAGAACCACTACGACGTTCGCTCGGTTTACACCCGCGAGATGGGTGCCAAGCTGGCGAACACCATGGACAAGCACATCCTGCAAACTGGTGTGCTGGCTGCCCGCACCGCCAAGACCATCAACGACCCGGATCAGTTCGGTGGCACCACCATCAACAACGTGGTCGCTGATAACGGCGATGCCCTGGCAGACGCCATGTTCGAGGCTGCTCGCATCCTCGACGAGAAGGACGTACCGGCTGACGAGCGCTACCTGTTCGTGCGCCCGGCTCAGTTCTACGCCCTGGCGAAGTCGACCAAGGTTCTGAACCGCGACTGGGGTGGCGAAGGTTCTTACGCTGGCGGCAACGTGATCCGCGTTGCTGGCATCACCATCGTCAAGACCAACAACCTGCCGAACACCGTTGTCGCTGCAGGTTCCCTGGACGCTGGCACTGGTGACAAGTACGCCGGTGACTTCTCCAAGACTGTCGGTCTGGTGATGCACCCGTCGGCAATCGGCACTGTGAAGCTGCTCGACCTGGGCATGGAGTCCGAGTACCAAATCGCTCGTCAAGGCACCCTGATGGTTGCCAAGTACGCGGTTGGTCACGGCGTCCTGCGCCCGGAGGCTGCAGTGGAACTGTCGAGCGCAACTGCGTAAGCAACTATCCACCATCGCATAGGAGGGCCAGAAATGGCTCTCCTATTTTTTTCTTATGGGGGTTCCATGATTTCTCCAACCACTGAGCTGGAAGCCATCAACACGATGCTCTCCACCATCGGTGAAGCCCCGATCAGTACCGTAGAGGACAGCGGCGTAATCGACGCAGTGATGGCCCGCCAGATCCTCCGTTCGGTTGACCGGGAAGTCCAGGCCAGGGGCTGGCACTGGAACACCGATAAGGGCTACCCACTGACCCCGAACCAAGAGGGTGAGTGCGAGCTACCCATCGGGGTACTCCGCTGCGACACGGTCAGTCCTGACGACCAGATCGACGTGGTGGTTCGTGGCAAGCGACTCTACGACCGCCGCAACCACACCTACCAGATCAACAAGGCGGTGCGGGTGGACATGGTGACCCAGCTTCCCTTCGAGGAGCTGCCGGAAGCCGCCCGCCAGTACATCACCATCCGTGCCTCCCGCATCTTCCAAGAGCGCGTCCTGGGTTCAGTCGAGCTGTCCAGCTTCTCGACCGTCGACGAAACCCGCGCCCTGGTGACCCTCAAGGAGATGGAAGCAGACACGGCTGACTACAACATCCTGTCCGACAACTACTCGGTCTTCCGGGTACTGGATCGCTAACCATGAGCCTGATCTCCACGACCATTCCCAACTTGGTGAATGGGGTGAGTCAGCAGCCCTATGCGATGCGTCTGGCCTCTCAATGCCAGGAGCAAATCAACGCCCACTCATCTGTGGTCGAAGGGCTGCGGAAGCGCCCCGGTACTCGCCATCTGGCCAAGCTGCCCAACATTACCGGCAGCCTGTTCATCCATACCATCAACCGCGACGCTGTCGAGCAGTACATCGTCATCATCCAGAACGGCAACCTTCGCGTGTTCGACCTGAACGGCGTGGAGAAGACCGTGACGTTCCCCAACGGCAAGACCTACCTGTCCTCGGCCAACCCGGCAGAGGAGTTCCGGTGCGTCACCGTTGCGGACTACACCTTCGTGCTGAACACCAAGGTCGCCACCAAGGAATCCACCACGCTGACCCCTAGCCGTCCCTACGAGGCTCTGGCCTGGGTCAAGCAAGGTGCCTACGGGGCCAAGTACATCCTGACGGTGGATGGTAAGACGGCCAGCTTCACGGCACCTGATGGTTCCCAGGCTGCGCACGTCAACCAAGTCACCACCGATCACATCGCCACCCAACTCACCAGCGGCATCAGCTCTGCGCTAGGCACAGGCTGGTCTGTTGTCCGGTATGGCTCGACGATCCACATCAAGCGTAACGATGGGGCTGCCTTCACGATCAGCTCCGATGACTCCATCGGGGACAATGGCCTGGAGGTCATCGCCCAGAAGGCCCAGCGGTTCTCGAACCTCCCGGCCCGCGCAGTGGCTGGCTTCACGGTGGAGATCGTGGGCGACCAGTCGTCCTCGTTCGACAACTACTACGTCAGCTATGACGTGACCGGCACCGGCACCAGCCAGGGTGTCTGGAAGGAGACCCTCAAGGGAGGCGAGTCGGTCGGCCTGGACGCGGCCACCATGCCGCATGTGCTGATCCGCAACGCTGACGGGACGTTCACCTTCAAGCGCGCCGATTGGGAGAACCGGAAGGTAGGTGATCTGGACAGCAACCCGCTGCCGTCCTTCGTCGGGCGACCGCTCAACGACATCTTCTTCCACCGTAACCGCCTGGGGTTCATCAGCGACGAGAACATCGTCTTCTCCCGCTCCGGTGAGTACTTCACGTTCTTCCGGGGCACGGCAACGTCGACCCTGGACACCGATCCCATCGACATCGGGGTGTCCCACGTCAAGGTCTCGATCCTGCGCCATGCGGTGCCGTTCAACGAGACCATGCTGCTGTTCAGCGACAAGACGCAGTTCCAGCTCGGGAACGCTGACGTGCTCACCCCAGACACGATCTCGGTGAATCAGACGACGGAGTACGAATGCTCTCTCCGTGCAAAACCTGTGGGGGCCGGGCGATACATCTACTTCGCGGTCAACCGGGGCACCTTCACGGGGCTGCGGGAGTACTTCGTGGATGGCGAGACCGAGTCCGAAGACGCGGCTGACATCACCGGCCATGTGCCGAAGTACATCCCAGGTGGGGTCTTCAAGATCGCTGCCAGCTCCAACGAGGATTGCGTGGCGGTGCTCTCGGATCAGCAGCGCAACTGCGCCTGGGTCTACAAGTACTACTGGAGCAACGGCGAGAAGCTGCAGTCGTCTTGGTCGCGCTGGGAGTTCCACCCAAGCGATCAGATCCTCAACTGCGACTTCATCGAGTCCCGCCTGTACTTCGTCATCCGGCGAAGCGATGGGCTTCACCTTGAGGTCATCAACCTCGAACCTGGGGCAATCGAGCCGAACTGGAACATCGCCGTTCACCTCGACAGCATGGTTACCGATCAACGCTGCACGGTGATCTTCGAGGAGAACGACCCGGCCCTGGAGGCGGACGACATCACCCAGGTCACGCTGCCCTACAAGCTACGCGCTGGTGAGACGGTTCAGTTGGTCACCGCGCCTGGAGGCTCCCGAGTTCCTGGGGTCGTGGTGAGCGACTACACCTTGAACAACAGCGGGACGTTCTCGGTGCTGAGCTTCAAGGGTGACTGGCGGGGCCAGCCGTTCTACATCGGCAAGCCGTACACCTTCCGCTATCGGTTCTCCACCCTGGTCATCAAGGAGGAGGCCATCGGCGGGGGCCAGTTGACCATCGGTGAGGGCCGCATCCAGCTCCGCAGAATGTCGGTGCTCTACAACAACGCCGGGTACTTCCGGGCCGAGGTGACGCCGTTCCGCAGGGATACCTACAGGTACATCTTCTCGGGGCGTGTGGTCGGCTCCGGTCGGAACATCCTGGGCCAAGTGGCTATCGAGGAAGGCAAGTTCAGCTTCCCCGTCATGGCCAAGAACGATCAGGTCGAGATCGAACTGGTCAACGACAGCTACCTCCCATGCTTCTTCCTGAGCGCCGAATGGGAGGCGTTCTACGTCATTCGTTCAAGGAGACTGTGATGCTCACCGTTCGACGAGCAACCCATGAGGATGCCGTCGATATGGCACCGCGTCTTCGCCAAGCTGACCTTCGAGAACTCCAAGCAGTGGGGCGGAAAGATCCCCTGGAAGCCCTGCTGGTTGGGGTCGACTCGCCTGATCCTTGCTTCGTGGCAGTCGATGCGCAGGACAAGCCTCAGATCATCTGGGGCACCTGCCCATCCGATGAACCCTACCTGGGGTACGTCTGGATGATGGCCACCGACGCCATCAAGGATCACTGGGTTCAGATCCTGCGCGAGACCCGTCCGTATCTGGCGCGTATCCGAGAGCACTACCGCGTACTGGCCAACGCCGTCCACGCGGAAAACCAAGTCCACATCCGGTGGCTCAAGTGGGCCGGGTTCACGTTCCTGCGTGAGTTCGACTTCAACGGCCACAGGTTCTATGAGTTCGCCAAGTTGATTCCCCTGGAGGGACGCTAATGTGTGATCCCCTTTCCATCACGATGGGTGTGATGAGCACGCTATCTGCCGTGGCAGGACATCAACAGCAGTCTGTGGCTGCCAAGATGCAAACCAAGCAGCACGAGCAGAATCAACGCAACGCCCATGCTGCCCTGCGGGACAGCTATATCGCTATCCAGAACCGCCAGCAGCAAGAGGCCCAAAGCGCTGCCCAGCAGATCGAGGAGCGCCGCCGCGAGTCGGTACGGCAGATGTCCTCGGCCTATGCAGCAGCCGGTGAGGCTGGAGTCTCTGGCTTCTCCGTCCAGTCAATCCTGGCTGACATCGGCGCTACTGCATCTCGTGACATCAGCAACATCGAGCAGAACCGCGACTGGACGCTCGACCAGCTCAACTCCGAGATGGCTGGTGCCCGTAACCAGGCCATGGGCCAGATGAACGCCACCGCTCCTGGCACCCGCCCGAGTGGCTGGGCAACTGCCCTGCAGATCGGTTCGAGCGCTGCCGGAGCCTACGCCAACTACACCACCCGCACCGGCAAAGACCCGGTGGGCGGCTACTTCGGCAAGAAGTCCACCACGACCACCACCAAGACGACCTAAGAGGTAACCAATGGACAACGTACCGGGGCTGCGGCCCTCGACTTCCTCGCGTCCCTCTGTCCGCCAAAAGAGGGGCCGAGTGGTAACCCAGCGGGATACGTCCGCACGAGTAGGTCTAGCCCCGGCTGCGGCTCGGGTCGACACCTACGTCCGTCCTCAAGCCATCGCCCAGGATAACCGCCTGGGCCAGCTTGCTGACGCGCTCTCCCAACTCAACCCAGCCATCGAGCGTTATGCCGCTGCTGCGACTCCGAACAAGGAAAAGGAGCAGATGCAGAAGCTGCGGTTCTACACCGAGCAGTTCATGCGCGACAAAGAGTCCGGGGCTGTCTCTGCCACCCAGGTGCAGGAGCAGTTCCCCGAGCTGGTTCCCACCGTGGCTGCCCGTATCGCCCAGGCAACGGGCGAGCAAGAGGCCAAGCAATGGGCGCTCGATCAGGTGCAGGAAGTCCTGCAGAACGACGAGCTGCGCCTGAACACGGCCAACCGCAAGCAGTTCCTCGACAACATCCGCAAGCAAGCCTTCGAGAAAACAGGTGGCCAGGACTTCTACGGCACCGGCTTCCTCGATCAGGTCGACCGAACCCTCAACGAGTTCGAGACCACTTGGATGCGAGAAACTGCTAAGTACCATCAGGAACTCCAGAAGAACTCCTTCTCGGATGCCGTGGTGAACACCCTCAAGTCCGGGGGTGACCTCCTGGCCCTGGACAACGAGTGGAAGCAGTCGTCCTCGCTGAACAACGTGGAGCGCAACAAGATCATCGTGGACTCGGTGATCGCCCAGGCCATCGCCGACAGCAACCCCAAGATGCTCGACACGGTGCCCACCCGGTTCCTCAATGCCGAGTCCAAGGCCGAGCTGGCGAAGGTCGGCCAGCAGATCGAAGCTGCCAAGTACTCCGAGTTCGTCCGCGCCAAGGAGATTGCTGAGTTCCAGCGGTCGCAGAGCATCCGCGCCGGTAAGGCGTCGATCCTGCAGCGTCTGGTCAATGGTGATGCCGTGAACCCGGCTGACTACTACAAGACCCCGGAGCTGTACGAGTACGCCCTGCGGCTGAACTCCCAGCCCACCCTGGATGCCACCTACAGCACCCGCAATGCTGCCTCGGTGCGCTCCAAGCTGCTCCAGGCGGGAACGACCGGCTCCTTCATCCAGGCTTTCGAGGCCGACCCTGAGTTCCTGTACGACTTCCGCCAGGACGGGGACGTGACCGAGGACAAGCTGCGTGACCACATCATGTCCCGTAGCGACCTGAACCCCAACGACAAGCAGAAGCTGATCGACGACATCCCAACGCTCATGGGTGGTGTGAACCTACTGCGCGATCAGGAGGTGACGACGTACTTCGAGTCGAACCTGGGGGCAGACCTCAAGGTGTTCGCCCAGTCGCCTCAAGCCCAGATTCTGCAGATCCAGGGGGTGAACGCCCAGGGTGCTGTTCGCTCGACGTTCTTCAACACGCTGGCCTACGAGGTCAACGCCTACATCGAGGAGGAAAATCAGATACCCCGTGGCCGCGCCAAGTTGGAACTGATGGAGCGTGCCCGTCAGGCCGCTGAGATGCGCCTCCAGATGCTGCAGAACCGCGCAGTAAACCAGCAACCACAAGCAATCAATAACCCTGCACCTACCCCGCAAAGGGCTGCGCCGGAAGGCTCGGCCAATACGATCCGTCTACCGAACGGCGTGGAGGTGCGCCGAGTAGAGTGAGGAATTGAATGGCCGTTTACGAGATCAATGGCGCTCGCTATGAGCTGCCCGATGACCTCCAGGGTGACCAACTCAACGAGACCTTGATGTACCTCTCCCAGGCCGAAGCGCCGCAGGAAGCTGCCCTGGCCCCGACTGATTACCAGTATGGGGCCGTGGCCAAGGACATCGACCCCGATACCCTGGCCAGCAACCAAGACTGGCTCAACGCCTCCCGCGTGCTGTACCAGATGAACGAGGGGCAACCCTTCCAGGGTAGCGACCAAGAGCTGGCTGAGTGGGGTCTGGACATGATGGGCTGGTTCAATTACAACCTGCCCGTAATGGCGGTGGATGCTGCCAAGATCAGCAACGCAGAGCAGTTTGAGAAGGACGCCTTCCTGTACCTGATGGACTCCTATGACAACCTCAACGTGTCCTGGGATGGCGTCGGGCGGTTCTTCAAGGGCGTCCTGACTGACCCCACAACCTACGTCGGTCTGGGCACCCTGGGTGTCGGCCTCGCTGGTAAGGAAGGTGCCAAGCAAGCCACCAAGGCTGGCGTCCGTGAGCTGCTCAAGTCTGGCCTCAAGACCGGAACCGTAGCCGGTGTCGAGGGGGCCATGTACGGCGCGGTCGACAACACCATCCGTCAGAGCATCGAGGTATCTGCAGGACGTAAGGAGGAGATTGATGGCACGTCTGTTCTGGGCAGTGCTGCCCTGGGTGCAGGGGTTGGCTTGGCTGGGGGTACTGTACTCTCTGCTGTTTCAGACTCACTAGCCAACAAGTGGCGCAACTTCCGGGCTGGGCCGGAGGAAACCATTCCGGTTCCAGTCCAAGCGGCACCAGAGGCTCAGCCGAAAGCTGCTGCTGCTGACAGTGCAGCACCCGCTACCCCCGATGCAGCCCCCACTCCTAGCCAACCGGCTCAACTCGAAGCCACGCCGACCGATCTTGTTCGGGTGGCTCCGGGCACCGATGCAGCCATCCAGGCCCGCGAAGGCGAGCTGATCTTCAACCGCACTCTGGAACAACTCAACACCCCAGAGCTGGACAACCAGATCCCGTTCGTTCCCAGGAACATGGACGAGGTGACCCAGTTCGCTGAGTCCCTGGCCGAAGACCTTCGAGACCTGCACTACACCCAGGTCGAGGACATCGTCGACCAGCTCCGTACCACCAAGATGACCCAGGCAGAATGGGGCAGCTTTAACCGCTCCACCCAGATCGCCGTGGATCAGCTCCGCACCGAGCTGGCCAAGGTCATCAAGGAGACCCAAGGCACCACCGATCCTCAGAAGCTGTACCTCCTTGGCAAGCAACAGGAGAAGCTGGAGGGGCTGCTGTCGCCGGTAGCCACAATGGACGAGGCATTCTCCTCGCTCACCGGCTCCATGCTGCGTCAACGCCAGGAAGGTCTCACCGCGCTCCGTGGGCTGAGTCCCGAGGAGCTGGTGAAGCAAGGCATGTCCAAGGAGGACGCCGATGCCGAGTTCGCTCGCCGCGTCGATGCAGCCATGGAGAGCCGGGAGTTCAAGCAGAAGGCCCAGGAGTACGACTCCGCGATCTCTGCAGCCCTGGCCAAGGGTGACGTGGGGGAAGCTGCAAGGCTCACCGTGATCAAGCAGGAGGAGCTGGCCATCGACGCTGAGTCGGCTGCTGGCACCAACCCTGGGTTCATCCGCAAGGCCAACGAGCTGATCATCTCCAACGTGTTCAGCATGACCACCCTGATGGTCAACGCTGTACCTTCCATGGCCAAGGTGCTGTACCGGCCCACGCTCAACGCGGCCCTGTCGAACCCCTTCGAGAAGGCTACCCGCCGCGAGATGATGGCCACCTACAGCGCCATGCGGTCGGCTACTGGCGGTGCCTGGAGAGCGGCCAAGGCGGCCTTCCGGTACGAACAGGCGATCCTCACCAGGGAGTCTGGCCGGTTGCTGGAGGGCGAGCTGGCGATCAAGGGACTCAAGGGAGGCGTCATCCGCATGTTCCCACGTTTGCTCAACGCCTCCGACGAGTTCATGTCGCGCATCACCTACGAGGGCTTCATCGCCGGTAAGGTCGCCAATGACGCATTCGAGGAAGGCGAACGCCAGGGACTCAAGGGCAAGGCGCTGAACCAGTTCGTGAAGACCAAGGTGTGGGAAGCCATCGAGGCGTCCTACGCCAACCCCACGGCCCAGGAGAACCTGAACGTCGTGCTGAACAAGGGCCGAACCCTGGGCTACTCCGGGCAGAAGCTGATCAACTACGTCCAGCGCGAGGTGGCCCGAGACCCCGAGGCACTACGCCACGGTCACGACTCCGAGGCCATCGACTACGTCCGCGACGTGCTCTACAAGCGGGCGTTCAGTGGTGAGGGATTCGCGTCCAGCACCGCCAAGCGCTACGAGGACTGGGTCAACGAGCATCCGATCGTTCGCCTCATGGGGCAGTTGTTCTTCCGCACCCCCGTGCGTGTCTTCGAGGAAGGTATGAGGATGACTCCCGGTGTGCAGGTACTGGCTCCTGGCTTCATTCGTGACCTGCGTGGCCTGAACGGTCGACGGGCGCAGATGCGTGCCCAGGGCGAGGCGATGATGTCGCTGGCCGCTACCAGTGCTGTCCTGACGCTCTACGCCCAGGGCCGGATCACTGGTGACGGTGCCTATTCGGACTGGCGGCAGCAGCGTGCCCGTGGGGATTCCGACCTGCCTGAGCCGTACACCATCCGGTTCGACGATGGTTCCACCTGGAGCTACCGCAACTTCGACCCGCTGGCCACCCCGTTGAAGATCATGATCAACGGCCTGGAGCGCTACGAGAACCTCGTGCGCCGGGAGCGTCAGGGCGAGTTCGTGGACAAGACCGAGTGGGATCGGGCCAAGGCAGCGGTGTCTGTCGGAACCGGGGCAATCGCCCAGGCCATCCGCGATGCCAACCTCATGGCCGGTGTCGACGCAATGCTGACCCTTGGAGAGGACGCCACCGATCCCGAGAAGTCCGACGCTGCGATGCTCAAGTTCCTGGGCGAGAAGCTGCGCACCCTGGTGCCCAACACCATGCAGAAGATCGCCAAGACCAACGACCCGACCATCGACGACCCGACTACGTTCTGGCAGATGGTGGAGTCGAAGGTGCTCTTTGGGGGAACCCTGGGAGCCTACGAGCGCAGTGCCCCGAAGTCCTACGACTTCCTGGGGAACGTGCGGCAGATGGGCGACGAGGGTGTGATGTGGAACATCTTCTCCCTGTCCACCCCCGAGGAGCGGGCCAAGGGCATGAACGAGCAGCAGCTCGATGTGCTCCGCAAGCTCGACTACATCAGCAAGCAGACCGGGACGACCTTCGCCGCGCCTAACAAGCACCGGCTGATGGGCAACACCGATCTTCGCAAGACGATGACGGCGGACGGCCAGGAGTCCCTGTATGACCGCTGGCAGCGCTACTACAAGGAGCAGCAGCCCGAGGTCGGCCTGTCGCAGATCCTCAACGCCGGTCTCCCGGTGGGCACCCAGTCCATCAGCGGGCCGGTGGTGCAGCAGGTGAACCGCTACATCAACTCCCTCCGTGATGCCGCTTTCTACCGCCTGATGGCCGAGGAAGCCGGTGTCCAGCAAGGCGTCATCCAGAACCTGCACCGCAAAGCTGAGGTGAAAGCGGGCTTCTGGGATCAGTAACAACCAATCGTTCCATCGCTAAGGGGCGGCCTTCGGGTCGCCCTTTTTCTTTGTCTGGAGGAAAAGCATGGCTCTTGCACGAGTCACTTACACACAGAGCGTCAGTGGTAACCGCAACTTCTCGGTGCCTTTCCCGTATCTGTCCAAGGATCACGTCAAGGTCACCGTTAATGGCGCAGCCGTGACGTTCTCCTGGCTGTCGGCCTCGTCCATCCAGTTGACCACGGCACCGGCCATCGGCGTCAAGGTCGAGGTTCGCCGGGTAACCGAGCGCAACTCCCTGCTGGTGGACTTTGCGGACGGCTCTACGCTCACCGAAAGCCAGCTCGATCTGGCCAGCAAGCAGAACTTCTACCTGTCCCAGGAAGCGGATGACCTGGCTGTCGAATCCAATGGCCTCGCCAAGGACGCGACCGATACCGCCAACGCCGCAACCACCACGGCCAATGAGGCGAAGACCCTCGCCAACACCGCTGTGAGTACCGCCAACTCGGCCAGTGCTACGGCTAACGACGCGAAGTCAACAGCAGATTCCGCCGTAGTGACCGCCAACAACGCCAGCAATACTGCTTCTTCAGCGGTAGTAACAGCGAACGGTGCAGTAACCACGGCATCGGCTGCAGAGGCGAAAGCAGATTCGGCTGTTACGACCGCTTCGCAAGCGAATAACCGCGCATTCAGCGCAGAGCTGAAAGCTGATTCTGCGATCTCCACTGCCAATGGCGCGAGTGCCAAAGCGGACAGCGCAACCAGCTCTGCCAACACCGCACTCAATACGGCGAACACTGCCCTTAGTAACTCTGAGACTGCAGTTTCGCTTGCCGACGCCGCGTCGATTCGCTCTGACGCCGCCCAGGCATCTGCCAGTGCTGCTCAAGCTGCCGCTGAAGCCGCCGCTCAGGATGCCAACACAGCGGTAAACACGGCTGCTGAGTTGGAAGTGACGGTGAATCAGGTACTGGAGGGTGTTCAGGCAATCGCAGGTGGTGACCTGTCCGACTTTGCCAAGAACTCGGAAAACCTCTCGATGTTGACCGATAAGGCTGCGGCCAAGGCCAACTTGGGATTAGATCAAGTCGATAACACCAGCGATCTGGATAAGCCGATCTCAACGGCAACTCAGAGTGCTCTTGAAGGTAAAGCAGATTCTTACCACCTGCACACTCGGGATCAAATTACAGACTTCACTGTAAGTTGGGCCGAGGTTACAGGGAAACCGGCAAGTTACACCCCAAGCGCTCATACTCACGGGGTGAATGACTTACCGGCGTCAGTGAAGGGTCTAGTCGCTTATTACGGCAGTGGTCAAGGAGATCCGAATACAGCGGTTGACCATATCCTTCTGTCTAACCACGCAAACACACCTAACTCCGCGTTCTACTGGCATATATACACGAGCTTCTACTCGTCGATTAGTTCGACAGCGAACCGCTCGCAACTAGCCATTCAGTACAACGGAGGAAACCAAGTCTATGCGCGTTCCTGCTATGGATCGACGTGGACTGCGTGGGTACGGCTGGATGTAGGCGACTGGGCGACGTTGTTGAACAAGCCGTCGGAGTTCCCCCCGTCAGCACACAATCACGACTGGGCGAATATCCTCAACCCGCCGACTCAAGCGACTCGCTGGCCTACATGGAGCGAAGTAACCAGTAAGCCTACGACATTCCCGCCTAGTTCACATACTCATGGCGCTGCTGATATAGCCGCTGCATTCAACGGGAGCGGCTTACAAAGTCTAGGACTGACTGGCTACCAGAAGCTCCCTGGAGGTCTGATCCTGCAGTGGAAGTACCATGATGTCAGCGTAAGTCTTGGTGCTCATACCATGATGGTGTCTAACTCGTCGTTCCCTATCGCATTCCCCAATGAGGTGTTTGCTGTTTATACGGCATGGATGAACGGTAACACCTCGAAGATCTCTTTGATGGCCACCGACGTGAGCACAACCCAGGTCGGCGCGATTTACGGTTCTGACAACACTAACGGTGGAACAAGAACAGGTCGAATTGTGTATTTAGCTACAGGGCGTTAACGGCAATGAAGTATTCAGTAGAGACAAACGGCTTTTATGCCGACGATGTCCAATATGCCTATGTCCCTTCGGACGTTGTCCAGATTACGGATGAGGAGTATTGGACACTACTCAAAGGGCAATCCGAAGGGAAGCGGATTGTCCTGGGAAACAATGGGCGACCAGTGTTAGGTGAGCCTCTGCCTCCAAGTTACGAAGATGTCGCCGAGCAGGTCCGGTCTCAACGTAATCGGCTACTTGCGGAATCTGACTGGACGCAAATGCCGGATGCTCCGGTTGATCGTTCAGCCTGGGCGGTGTATCGCCAAGCGCTGCGTGAAGTGCCGCAACAGCCCGGCTTCCCCTTCGACGTGGTATGGCCGGAGGCTCCTGCATGACCGTCCGCCACGCTGCTGAGCAAGCAGCCATCGTCACCACTCCCGTGCCGGTTGGTGTCTCGGGCATGACCATGTTCGGGATCACCCTTCAGGATTGGGTGTTCATCGGCACCGCGATGCTTCTGGTGTTCCAGATCATCGTCTTCCTGCCCAAGGTACGGGACGCAATCAAGTCCCTGTTCGGAAAGGAGAAAACCTGTGACCGCACCGAAAGAGCTTCTTGAGGCTCTCCACGCGGCGGTCGGTGAGCAACTGCTGGAGCGAATCCAGTCTGGCCAAGCCACTGCCTCGGATTTCGCCCAGGCCATCAAGTTCTTGAAGGACAACGGCATCGAGGCAATCCCGACTGCCGGTAACTCCCTGGAGCGCCTGACCAATTCGTTGACCAGCCAGCTCCCGTTCACCGATCCCAACGATCCCGCATACCACTAACCAAACCGCCTAGAAGGCCCGTAGAGCGCCTCCAGCAATCCACCAGTGCATAGGTACAGGGTGGGTTCGCTGGCGGCGCTCTATGCGTTTCTGTGGAGCTTACAGCCCTATGTCTTTGCCTGAGTCTCACCCCTTGAGGGACTTCAGGAACTTCCTCTTTGTCGTGTGGGAGTTCCTGTGGAATGCCGGGGCCATTACGGCAGCAAAGCCAGACCCCACGCCCATCCAATACGACATCGCTCACTTCCTCCAGCACGGCCCTCGACGCAAGGTCATCGAGGCGTTCCGGGGAGTGGGCAAGAGCTGGATCACCTCGGCCTACGTCTGCTGGCGACTCCTGCTCGATCCCAACCTCAACTTCCTCGTGGTCTCGGCCTCGAAGGATCGCGCTGACCAGTTCTCGACGTTCACCAAGCGGTTGATCTTCGAGCTGCCCATCCTGGCCCACCTGCGGCCCAGGGACGGTCAACGCAACTCCAACATCATGTTCGACGTTGGCCCGGCTGGTATCAGCCATTCGCCCTCGGTGAAGTCCGTGGGTATCACCGGCCAGCTCACTGGTAGCCGTGCCGACGAGATCATCGCGGACGACGTGGAGTCGCTGAACAACTCGCTCACCCAGGTGATGCGCGACCAGCTCTCCGAGCGGATCAAGGAGTTCGACGCGATCATCAAGCCCGGTGGCCGCATCACGTTCCTGGGCACGCCTCAGACCGAGATGTCGATCTACAACCAGCTCACCGAGCGTGGCTACCAGATCCGCGTCTGGCCAGCTCGCATCCCAGAAGACCCCGACAAGTACCAGGGCCGTCTGGCTCCCTACATCATGGACATGATCGCCCGTGGTGCTAAGACCAGGGAGACCACCGATCCCAAGCGGTTCAGCTCGGAGGACTTGCTGGAGCGTGAGGCTTCCTACGGTCGATCCGGCTTCGCCCTGCAGTTCATGCTGGACACCAGCCTGAGCGACCAAGAGAAGTACCCGCTGCGGCTGCAAGACCTGATCGTCATGCCCCTGGATACCCGCATGGCCCCCGTGAAGGTGGTCTGGTCGTCTGGCCCGGAGTACACCCTCAACGATGTCCCCTGTGTGGGCATGGGTGGTGATCGGTTCTACCGGCCCATGTGGACTGCCCAGGACATGGCCGAGTACACCGGCTCGGTGATGTTCATCGACCCGTCCGGTCGCGGTAAGGACGAGACCTCCTACGCGGTCGTGAAGATGCTCCACGGGTGGCTCTACTTGGTCGACTGCGGGGGCTTCACCGGGGGTTACAACGACGAGACCCTCAAGAGCCTGTGCCTCGTGGCAGCCAAGCATTCGGTCAATCTAGTGCTGATCGAACCCAACTTCGGTGACGGTATGTTCCTCGAACTCCTCAAGCCCTGGATGACTCGGTTCCACCCGGTCACCCTGGAGGAAGCCCCGAGGGCATCCATGCAGAAGGAGAAGCGGATCATCGACGTACTGGAGCCGGTGATGAACCAGCACCGTCTGGTGATCGACAAGGCGCTCGTGAAGAAGGACTACGACTCAGCTCCTGATCCCAAGTACAGCCTGTTCTACCAGCTCACCCGGATCACCAAGGATAAGGGGGCATTGATCCACGATGACCGCCTGGATGCGCTTGCAGGAGCCGTTGCGTACTGGGTAGAGCAGATGGGTAGGGATACCGAGAAAGCCGCTCAGAGCCACCGGGAGAGGCTCCTAGACGCTGAACTGCAGAAGTTCGCACGCAGCGTCCTGGGCTATTCGCCCCAGGCTGATACATGGATGGGCTTCTGATTACCACACAGTTTTGGAGAAGGGGGGAGTACCCCCTTCCTCAGAACTGAGGTGAGTAATGAGGATAGAAACACTAAGCGAACTTCTTGAGTACCGTGAAGGTAACCTCTACTGGCGAAAAACCCGGAGAGGTAAGGCCCGTAAAGGCTCGGTAGCGGGGAGTAAACGCCAGGACGGTTATGTCATGGTAGAAGTTGGGGGAAACCGCTTCTTCGCCCATAGACTGATATGGATGTTGTTCAACGGTTCTATTCCAGCCGGAATGCAGGTGGATCACATCAATGGAATCAGGGACGACAACCGTATCGAGAACCTCCGGCTGTTGTCCCAAACAGACAACATACGGGCTGCTTCCAGAAGGCCGAGGAAGAACAACACATCTGGCGTTCCTGGCGTCTACTACAACATCAGCCCTAAGGCGAGAGGGTATGTGGCTAGAATCAGCGTGAATGGAAAACGCATAGAGCTGGGCTTCCGCACCGACTTCTTCGAGGCTGTCTGCTTGAGAAAGTCGGCAGAAGTACGCTACGGCTACGCAAAGTTGTGATTGAGATAGAGGGGGCGGCCTCTCCATCGCTGGAGTACTCCCCCCTTTCAATTACCCCACAGTTCTGGAGGATAGGGGAAAACACATAGATTACTTATAGATACAGACACTAGATCCTCTGTCAGTCGTCTGCTGCTTTCCCTCTCCTGACCACCATCATCATCCATCCTTCCTTCACTGACACCAGGGCTTCACCCTCTGTCAGTTGTCTGCTGTGACCGTACCAACCATGACCATCAATGACCATGACATCCAGGGGATGCCCATAAGGCTCCTCTTTGTGCGCTACCTCATGGCCTCCTTCCTGTACTACCAGCTCGATGAAGCCAGTCCCTGGAGTGACCATGAGTACGACGCTGCCTGTAAGCGCCTGTACGACGAATGGGACACCTTCGAGCATCCCCACAAGGTCTTCGCTGATCGTGACTGCTTGACTGCTGGGTCGGGTTACCAGATCCGGTACTACCCCAAGATCACCCAAAGTGCGGCGTTGAGATGGGCGAGAGGGGAGACCTGACCCGTTGAATCGACGGGTGAGCTTCAGGGGAACCCCTTGGTTTTTGGCAAAAATCCGAGACGGTATAACGCCGGAGCTGCACCCTCAGTTCCCCCCGTGGGGGTGGGCACCTGGGGCTGGCGACACATGCCACGACACAAACGCCCCGCAAAGCCGCGCCGTTGCTGGCCTCGCAAAGGATTAGGAATCCATCGGCCTATCTAGTGGGCGCGCTGCCTGGGCAATCCTGGGGCTTTCCTGGGCGTTCTAGTGGGCTGGCCTGGTGCTTGGCCTTGCGCTTTTTCTTGTGTGGGCTTGTTGTGTCGTGTCTTATTTTTTTCCTTCGACCACAATATCTAGTGGTTCCCCTGCAGTCACACCACAAGCCATAGCGTTATGCCGCACTCCACGCAAAAGACTTGACGAACTATCCACCGTCGCATAAGATGCGCAGCCAAGAGGGAAGCGAAAGCCAACCTCACCGGCCACTAGGCCAACCGCTCTTTAACAATCTGGATGGTGGTGCCCGTAGGTAACACCAACGGCAAGGATTGCCGGTAATCCCCAAGGATGGTGGATGCCTCAAGGCCCATTGACTGGGATCTTTCCCAGTATCAGTGCGCCTTGAAGTATCCACCCGCGAGATGGATGCGACAGTGAAAAGCCCAACAAAGGAGAACTACAGATGGCTATTCGCATCAGTGTTACTTCAAAACTGGATGGCATCCGCTCTTGGTCACTGGAGGCCATCGCTACCTGCCCCGGCTCTGTTGGGGCAGACGGTGAACTGGTTCCCGCTTGCCAAGGCTGCTATGCCACCACTGGCAACTATCGCTTCCCCAACGTCAAAGCGCCTCGTCAAGAGAACCGCCAAGACTGGAAGCGCGCCGAGTGGGTAGACGATATGGTCAAGGAACTGGACAGCGACCGCTATTTCCGGTGGTTCGACTCCGGTGACCTGTACGACCTGCGCCTCGCCCACAAGGTGTATCAGGTAATGGCTCGCACTCCATGGTGCAAGCACTGGCTGCCGACCCGGATGCACAAGTTCGAGAAGTTCGCCCAGGTGCTGCGCATGATGGAGCAACTGCCGAATGTGGTAGTTCGCCGCTCAAGCGACAACGTCGACGGAACCTTCACCGATGGCGTTCATGGCTCGACCATTGTGCCCACTGCTTCCCAGGTTCCGGCTGGCGTCAAGATCTGCCAAGCCTACGAGAACGGCGGCAAGTGCTCCGGTTGCCGGGCTTGCTGGGATAAGTCGGTCTCGGTTGTCGGCTACGTCGCCCACGGCAAGAAGATGGCCTCAGTCCTCAAACGCGAAGGGCTGATTGCTGTCGGCTGAAACAATCCACCAACGCAACATTCGCGCTAGTGGCTTCATCCAAGGCCATCCACTGGGTGGCCTTCAGTGAACCCACTGAACCCCATGAGGGCAACAACCATGAAAGCGTTCAAGCACTGGGGCCGCGAACTGGCCCGCGACCATCGCTACCGCAAAACCATGCGCCGCTCTAAGGAGTGGGGCGACTTCGACGACATGGGCAACGAGCGCATCGAGCGCGCCTACCACGCCCAGCGGCTGGCCAAGCGCGGCCTGTTGTTCTGCTGAGGTGGCCCATGGACGTATTCAATCACGTCGAGCGTGAGGTCGACCGCATCCTGGCGCCTCAAGCCGACTTCTACCCACTGCAGCCCGACTACCTGCAACGCCTTACCGAGGAAGCCTACAACCTGGGGGCGCTCTCCCAGGACGAGTACCGCTACCTCTGTCGGCGCATCGAGAAGGCGAGGACTCACTGATGTCTGCCGCTCTCCAGCTCGACCAGCAGATGCCCCTTGAAGGCTGCTTGCTGACTGTTCTCGTGACTGCCCGGTGGTTCCACCGCCAGGGCATTCGCACTGGACTCACCCGAGTTCGCAAAGGCCACTGGACGCTGACGCCCAGGGCTTGAATTACCACCACTACTGAGGAGACACCTATGAACGACGCACTCAAGAAACAGGCCGCTACTGCTTTCACCGCCATGATCGCCAAGACCATCGAGAAAGTCGTGACGGCTGATGCCCTGGACGACGTGGTCGTCGGTCGCACCTTCGACTTCAACGTCCTGAACCGCACCAAGACTGGCCGCATGATCGTGGAAGGCATCGTCGGTGCCGTCTGCCACATGGACCTCGCCAATCTCATGCAGCACGGCCCGTTCACCATCGTAGCCACCTATCAGGGAGCGCTGACCGACGTGGTTTGCCAGGACGTGAGAGGCGAGCACTTCATGCTGCCGAGCGGTGTGTTTACGCTGCTGAACCGCTTCGAGACTGGCGACATGCCGCCCGAGCTGCCCTTCGAGATCGACGCGGAGGAGCTGGCATCGGCTGCGTGATTCTTCACCAGGGAAGAACAGTGGCATTTTGTTATCAAAGTGCCACTTGAAAAAAGACTTTCAGTCCCCATCATTTTGTACGCTCTTTTGTTCAAGGAGAGGTGACCGTACAAGATGCTGAAGCATGAACTTAGACGCATGTTGGCGCAAAAAACTGACGATTTCGTGGCGAACGGTCACGAAATCATCAGGTATGCCTCACCGAGTAACCCCTCGAAGATCAAGCTCGGGGGTCACCGGAAGGTGTACAACCTCAAAGAGCTGGCATGGCGTGACGAGCTACAACGGATGCAGAAGGAGGCCGCACAGAATGACTGCAGCCATTGACAAGCTAATCGAGTCGTCCAACGGACGCCCAGTTTCCATCAGGTTCCTCAAGGAGACCGGGGAAGAAGCCACCTTGAGTGGCCGCACGACGATTCGCTGGGGCAACGTCCCTAGCAAGTACAGCAAGGGGCCAAACCGCCGCAAGTACTACCTGATCTACGTCCCACACAAGGGCTACCGCCGAGTCAACGCTGACGCTGTACTGGAAGGTGCTCTGGGTGGGGTCACGGTGAAGAACGACGCGGTTCCCCCCGAGATAGCAGCGTGATCCCCTTTGAAGACGCCCTGGATCTGGGGGTTATAACGATCCTGATCGGCGTCGCTGTGTTTTTCATGAGCATCACTTAGGAGTTCGACTGGTCTGGTCTCGTAGTCGTCGAGCGGGGCCAGGGCAAACGGATATTGCAGGGCAAGACGTACTAGACAGGCAGACGCTCGAAGTCTGCTGCGCGCAGAAGCAAGAAGGACTACCAGAGAATGTACATCAGTTTTTGCTCTCCCAAGGTTTTCGGAAAGCGGTGCTTTTTTGAGTTCGATAGCAATTCACGTCCGCATCAGATGCTAGACTGGCTCGTCGAACCGAATGATGTTTTACTGTGGGTGTGGCGGTTCCACATCGTCATATCCAAAGAAACTAGGAGGTAACAAACCATGGCTCTGACAGCTCTCGCAGTGATCGAGGAAGTAATCAAGCGTTTCCGCGACTTCGATCAGGAGATGCAGATGCAGACTGCCCAGACATTCATCGCGGTCGCTATGCAGCCCGGCATCACCATGAAGGAGCTATCGGAGAAGGTTGGCATTTCTCAAGCGTCCTGCAGCCGCAACGTCTCGGCCCTGTCCCGAGTCCACCGGCTGAACAAGCCAGGAATGGATCTGGTTGTGGCTGCAGAAGATCCGATGGAACGCCGCCGCAAGGTAGTCAAGCTGACCCCGAAAGGACAGCGCCTTGCCGAGTCACTGACCCAACTTATCGAGGAGAAGTAACAGAGGTTGGTGCTCGGAGCGGGACTCGAACCCGCAAGACCGTAGGTCGGGGCATTTTAAGTGCCCTGTGTCTACCAATTTCACCACCCGAGCGAGGAGAGAACCATGCCGGTAAAGCCAAGAGGTCGTGGCTTTGAGGCCACAGTCAACCACCAAGGAGGAAAGTACCGGAGGCAATTCGCAACCCAGGTCGAAGCCGAAGCCTGGGAGAAGGCAACCAAAGCCGCCCTCATGAGGGGCGAGATGGTAGCAGAAAGCAGCGGCTCAGCCAATGGAAACCCGAGCAGTCTCAAGGAGTTGGCCGAGCTGACCTACAAACGATTCTGGCAGGGTCGCCCTGGAGGAGAGACCGCCCTGCGCAACGCCAAGCAATGCCTCGCCATCCTCGGTGAGGGCATGACCCCAGGCTCAGTTACGGAGCAGCGCATCGACGACATGGTGTTCGCATTCGAGCAGCAGGGTCTGTTCGACAGCACCATCAACCGGAAGCTCTCCGCTCTGTCCAAGATGCTGACCTTCGCCTATGAGCGAGGCTACATCCCACGCAAACCCAAGATCGAACGCAAGAAAGAACCCCAGAACCGCATCAGGTACTTCGACGAGGTCGAGGAGCAGATGCTGCTGGACACCTTCAACCACTTCGGGCTTCACGACATGGCCGACTTCTGCATCGTGGCCATCGACACCGGGATGCGGGTTGGTGAGATCATGCGGATCGAGGATCGTGACGTAGCCAATGGGCTGGTCTCCGTGTGGCGCACGAAGAACGGCAAGGCCCGATCCATCCCGATGACCAAGCGCGTGGCTGAGGTACTGGAGCGCCGCTTTAAGGAGGAGCGTCGTCGGCTCAACACCATCGGCAACGTGAAGGCGTTCGACGGCTGGAACCACAGCAAGATCAGAACGCTGTGGGAGAAAGCCCGCCGCCACATGAAGATGATGGGCGACCCTCAGTTCGTCCCGCACGTCATGCGGCACACCTTCTGCTCCCGGCTGGTTCAGCGTGGAGTGGACATCGTGACGGTCTCGAAGCTGGCCGGTCACAGCTCCATCGTAGTCACCATGCGGTACGCTCACCTCGCTCCCGATAGTCTGGCCCATGCCATTCGGAAGCTGGAAGAACCCGCAAAAGATGTAAATCCCCAAGCTCGACACACGACACAAGTTGTGTCGCGGTAGTGTCGAGAGCCGCGACCATTGCGATAGTGGATTGATTGAACCCCAATAAAATCAACCACTTACGCCAGCAGTAGTCCTCCGCAACAGACTTAAAAGGTCTTGCATCCGACTACCCACTGGCACATTGAATAACCCGGCATCGTCCGGGTTTTCTTTTCCCATCAACTATCCACTGTCGCAACCTTTGCAGACCGCTCGACACAAGACACGGGCGGTTTGTGTCGTCACGGCTCTCTGACGCCCTGCTTGGCAATTACCACACAGTCTTGGAGCACCGAGAGGTGACCTCCGAGGCCGGTTCCTTAAAGCCAAACTCAGAGAGATCCAATAGATGACTTCAATCATCACCAACCAACTGATTCAGGAAATTGAGAACAACCAAGAGTGGCAAGAGAAGTTCGACCGTCAGGTGGAACTTGAGGAGAAGATGAGAGGCATGGGCGTCGACCGTCACTGGTCGGAGGTAGCCAAGGCCAGGGAGCGTGGTCAGGAAACCAGCGTCCGCTCCGTCCGCCGACTGATGAACTCGTCAGTCGCCAAGATCGCAGAAGGCATCCGCCAGTTCATCGAGAGCTGCGAGGCTGGCAAGGCTGGCCGCAAGTACAGCGCATACCCACTGCTCAAGCAGATCGAACCCGAGGCCGCAGCCCTGATCACCGCACGGGTGGTACTGGATGGCGTGGCCAAGGGTGACCTGCTGGTCCCCCTGGCTCGCCGAGTTGCGTCCCTGATCGAGGACGAGCTGGCCTTCCGCGAGTTCGCCAAGGCTGACCGCAAGACCTACGACTGGTTGGTCAAGCGCGAGAAGCGAGTCAACGGCAGCAGCTACCGCCGCCAGCGGCTGACCATGCTGCACAACATGGAGGCCCGCAACATCGCATGGCAGGAGTGGACTGCCCGCGAGTCCCTGCTGGTCGGCTCCAAGCTGATCGAGATCATGACCGAGACCACCGGCCTGATTCAGAAAGTCACCCGCACCGTGGACGTGAAGCGCCAGGAGGTGGCAATCGAGGCCACCCCTGAGACCATCGCCTGGATCAACGAGGAGAACAACCGCTGCGAAGCTCTCTCCCCGGTGTACCTGCCCACCATCATCCCGCCTCGCCCCTGGACTTCACCGTTCGAGGGCGGCTACTGGACTCCGCGTGTCCGCCGACTGGCCCTGGTCAAGACCCACTCGAAGGGGTACTTGGAGGAGCTGGCCGAGCACGACATGCCGGAAGTCTACGATGCGATCAACGCCATGCAGCACACCGCCTGGGCCATCAATGGCCGGGTGCTGGAGGTGGTTCGCAACCTGTGGAACAACGGTGCCACCCTGGGTGGTATCCCTGCGGCTGACGATCAGCCGATCCCGCCGAAGCCCCTGTTCCTTGAGCAGGAGCTGCCCCGCGAGGAGTGGTCGGAGGATCAGGTGCGTCAGTTCAAGGAGTGGAAGCGCGAGGCAACCGACACCTATGCGTCCAACGCGAAGCTGAAGTCCCTGCGTCTGCAGTTCGCCAAGGTATTGATGATTGCCGAGATGTTCGAGCACGAGGAGGAAATCTACTTCCCGCACCAGTTCGACTTCCGTGGCCGGGCCTACGCTGTGCCGATGTTCCTGAATCCCCAGGGCAGCGACATCGCCAAGGGTCTGCTGGAGTTCGCCAATGCGGTAGCGATCAACGACGAGGAAGGTGCCAACTGGCTGGCCATTCACGGTGCCAACAGCTACGGCTACGACAAGGTCTCCCTGGCTGAGCGTGTGCGCTGGGTGCAGGAGAACGAGGCCGAGATCCTGGCCTGTGCTGCTGACCCGTACAGCCACAGCATGTGGGCCAAGGCCGACAAGCCCTTCCAGTTCCTGGCGTTCTGCATCGAGTGGGCTGAGTTCAAACGCGAAGGCTACGGCTACCTGTCGACCTTGCCCATCGCAATGGACGGTAGCTGCAACGGGCTGCAGAACTTCTCGGCGATGCTGCGTGATGCCATCGGCGGCGAGGCCGTGAACCTCGTGCCCCAGGAGAAACCTGCGGACATCTACCAGAAGGTGGCCGACCGCGTGGTGCTGCGTGTCGAGGCTGACGCTGTTGGCCAGGACGAGGTGTTGGCGAAGCTGGCCCAGGGCTGGCTCAAGCACGGCATCAACCGCAAGGTGTGCAAGCGCCCGGTGATGACCCTGGCCTATGGTGCCAAGGAGTTCGGCTTCAAGACCCAGGTGTTCGAGGACACCGTCATGCCGTACAAGCTGAAGGCTGGCAAGGAGTTCCCCTGGGAAGGCTCCGGCTGGGCTGCCGCTGAGTACATGGGCAAGCTGATCTGGGAGTGCGTCGGTGAGGTGGTGGTCGCTGCTCGTCAGGCTATGGACTGGCTGCAGAAGGCTGCGCGTCTGGCCGCGAAGGAAGGACTGCCGGTACGTTGGAACACCCCGGACAATCTGGTCGTGCTCCAGGCGTACCCGAAGATGCTGACCGAGCGCATCGACCTGACCTTCGGGGGCAGCCGTCACCTGCTCACCGTGGCAGTCAGCCCGACCACCGAGCTGGATCGCAACAAGCAAGCCAACGGGATCAGCCCGAACTGGGTTCACTCGATGGACGCCAGCCACATGCGGGCCACTGTCCGCCGCTGCTGGAACGAGGGGATGCGCAGCTTCTCCCTGATCCACGACAGCTACGGCACCCACGCCGGGAACGCCTGGGCACTCGCCAAGTTCCTGCGTGAGGAGTTCGTCACCATGTACGAGGAGGATGTGCTGGAAGACTTCAAGCGAGAACTGGAGCGGCAGCTCCCCGAAGGATCAGAGCTTGATCCTCTACCCCCGAAAGGCAACTTGGACTTGGCTTTGGTGCTGGAGTCCGCGTTTTTCTTTGCCTGACGCTATCCACTAGTGCATAGATGTGGGCCAGCCGGAATTACCACACAGGTATGGAAGACCGCGCTGGCTCTACCTCCAGGCGATTACCACACAGGTATGGAAGACCGCACTGGCTCCACCCCCGAGGCGATTACCACACAGGTATGGAAGACCGCCCACCCACCAGATCACGAGGAGAACTTCATGAGCGCATTGCAACAAGCCATCGAGTACTGGACCGAGGACATGCCGATCCCCGTCGATCTGGCAATGGAGCTGGCCAGCGAGGGCTACGACGTGGAAGCCCTTGAGGACTTCTATCGCCAGTAACTATCCACCAACGCATTGAACCCACGACAACTGTGAGGACTACTGAATGACCGACAAGAAAGCCCGCAACCCCCGTTACGTCACCCAGGTTGGCGTTGCCATCTACCCGCACCTCGTTGAACCGGACACCAAGTTCAACGCCGAGGGCGAGTACAAGGTGAAGCTGCGCCTGTCCCCGGACTCGGTAATCACCGATGCCAAGGGCAAGCGCGTTGCTGACGTGCAGAGCTTCATCGACGAGATGATGGGCAAAGCCCTGGAGAAGGCGCAGCAGGAGAACAAGGGCAAGATCAAGGAGGCCGATGCGCCCTACGAGATCGACGACGAGACCGGCGAAGTGCTGGTCAACTTCAAGCTCAAGGCCACCGGCAAGACCCGCGATGGCAATGAGTTCACCCAGAAGCCCGCGCTGTTCGACTCCAAGGGCAAGCCCGCTGAGGTCAAGGGTGTCTGGGGCGGCAGCAAGATCAAGGTCTCGTTCGAGGTCGTGCCGTTCTACACCAAGCTGATCGGTGCCGGTGTCTCGCTGCGCCTCAAGGCCGTGCAGATCATCGAGCTGGTAGCCGGTGGCAACGGCGGTTCCGCTGACAGCTACGGCTTCGGCGAGGAAGAAGGCTACGAGGCTGAGGACGAAGCAGCCGACAACGGGTTCAGCTCCGACGACGAAGGCGGCTCCGCACCGGCTGACGACGAGGACTTCTGATGGCAGCTCCCCGAGAGGCCGGGCTTCGGCTCGGCTTCCGGTCGGGGCTTGAGGAGAAGATCGCCCGAGAACTGGATGCCCACGGCATCGAGGTTCAGTACGAAACCGAACAGATCCGCTACGTCAAACCCGCCCGCGAAGCCAAGTACACCCCCGACTGGATACTGCCCAACGGAATCATCGTCGAGACCAAAGGCAGGTTCGTCGTCGAAGACCGCCAGAAACACCTGATCATCAAGGAGCAGCACCCCGGCCTGGACGTGCGCTTCGTCTTTTCCAACTCCCGTACCCGCATCAGCAAGAACAGCAAGACCACCTACGCCATGTGGTGTGAGAAGTACGGGTTCCTGTTTGCCGACAAGTCCATCCCCGAGGCGTGGCTCAAAGAGCCGCACAGCCCGGAGCGTTGGGCTGCCCTGGAGAATGCCCGAGTTAAGAAGAAATGAACCGCGAGATTGACACCCTGATCATCCACACCGCCGCGACCAAGGCGACTGCGGACATCGGTGCCGTCGACATCGACAAGTGGCACCGCGCCCGTGGTTGGCTGGGTTGTGGCTACCACTTCGTTATCCGCCGCAACGGCACCATCGAGTCCGACGAGAAGGGCAACCGCTGCCGTCCGCTGGCCCAGGCCGGTGCCCATGTCGGTGACTGCGGCCCTGGTTGGAACAAGCGCAGCATCGGCATCTGTCTGGCTGGTGGCATCGACGCCAACGGCAAGGCCCAGAACAACTACACCCCCGAGCAGTGGAAGTCCCTGGAAGAACTCGTTCTGTCCCTGCTCGAACGCTTCCCCTCCATCAAGACCATCGGTGGTCACCGCGACCTGATCCGTAAGACCGGCGCGCCGCCGAAGGATTGCCCGTGCTTCAACGTGAAGGACTGGTTCGAGCGCGAGGTGAAGCCCAAGTACCCCGAGGCCGCGTACATCCAGGCCGTGAAGTACATCTGACCAATTACCACACAGGTATGGAAGACCCGCCCCCGGTATGCCCCGCGCTGCCGGGGGTTTCTGTTTCAAGACCCACGACAACTGTGAGGAGAACCCCATGACCCACACCCAAATCCGTGCTCTGTCCCCGCAATGCGAGCTGATCCTCAACCACCTGCGTGCTGGCCACACGATCACCCAACGCTCGGCCCTGATGGACTTCGGCGTGATGGCACTGCCGCGCCGCATCGCTGACCTCAAGGAGCGTGGCTACGACATCGTGTCCGTGATGGAGCACAACAAGCTCACCGGCCAGCGCTATGCCCGCTACTCCCTGAAAGCCCAGAAGCGCCGCGCATAAGGAGGCCCGCATGATCCAGCTCAACAAGATCCTCAAGTCCTTCAAGAAGACCATCGACCAGCTCGAACAACTGACCGCCAGCAACAACATCGAGGTCAGCCGCAACACCGAGCAGATCGACCGACTGCAAGAGAAGAACCTGCTGCTGATCGCAGAAGCCCAGGCTGCCAAGGAGACCGCCGAGAACCTGAAGGCACTGATCGGTCACTGACCTGACCCGACGATTCACCGGGTCAGCTACCAACGAACACCAATAGCCCGCCTCTGAGCGGGCTTCGTCTTTTCTGGAGGACAGAACATGAGCAAGCAACTGATCACCCGCGAGTACCAAGGTAACGTCTTCACCTTCCGTGAGGACGGCTACTTCAACATGACCGACGCTGCAAAGAAGTTCGGGAAAGATGTCTTCGAGTTCCTACGACTGCCGAGCACTGTGGAATATGTGGAAGCACTAACCGGGATTATCCCGGTATCTAATCTAACTGAGGCCAAACGCGGTGTAGGCACCTGGGCACACCCCAAGCTGGCCGTCTTCTTCGCCCGCTGGCTGGACGTGAAGTTCGCAGTCTTCTGCGACATGGTCATCGACGACATCCTCAACAAGAAGGCCGAGCTGACCATCACCCAGCCCGCCGAGTCGATGGCAATGAAGGTGCCCCAGTCGTTCCCCGAAGCCCTGCGTCTTGCTGCCGAGCTGGCAGAGAAGAACGAGCAGCTCGCCCTGGAGAACAAGGAGATGGCACCGAAGGCTGTCGTCTTCGACAACTGCATGGCGCTGCGTCAGGAATCCCTGGCCACCTTCGTGCGTACCCTGGAAGGCGTCAACACGATGGCCATCAAGGGTGATCTGGCTGACATGGGCTACCTGTACCGCACCGTCGGCGCTGGCAAGTACCGCGTGTACGCCAAGTACCGGAACGTGTTGTTCACCGAGAAGCTGATCGCCCATCCGACCCGCCCGGTCTACGAAATCCTACCGACTCCCGAGGGCAAGAAGCTGATCGTCCAGCTCTACCGTGACGGCAAGCTGACCATGAAGAAGGCATACGCAGCAGCATGAGCGAGTGGGTGCAAACCCACTTGCCTTGTCCCTGTGGCCAATC